AGCGTCTCGGTCGGCATTGTCTATTTCTGAGTTCGCTATAGGGAAAGTAATAGATTTAAACTGGAACTGAGGATAAGCGCGAAGGTTTAAATAAAATTGCGCCTGGGTTTCTGCGTCTGCGGTATTTTCAATAGAGGTTACTATATTCTGCGCTAATTGGCCGTAGATAGCCTGGCTAGCGGTATCCTCTGCGGTTTCCTGGGCATCATTCTTATATGTAATAGTTACTTTATTTCGGACATCGCCTGCGCGCTTACTGATCTTCATGCCTGAACCTAGAGCATGATTACCCGTAAGGACTACATAACCGTTTGCCGCTAGATATTGGCCTCTATGAGTCGCATCTGCATAACATATCTGGCCAGAAGCGTTTTCGTAAATATAACCTAAACCAGAAGTAGCCAGGCTAGAAATAAGGTTATAAACGGTCGTAGTCTTAGCAGTGCGGGCAGTTAGTTCATAATCTCCTGGGCGGTCGATTTCACCTATTCCAGAGTTTCCAGCATTAGCCCAGGTAGTCGTAGCCGTGTAGTTTTGCCATTGTAGCGCAGGAGGAACTTCGCTCCACATATCGAAGAGAAGAGGCTCCAGAATAGAATAAATCTGGTCTCCGTCTTGATCTTTAGATAAAACGCCTTCTGTAAGAATCTTAGTAAGTTTAGATAGAGCGCCTAAAGCCTTTACCTGGATAACTTCTGTAATGCCTTCTGAACCAGCCTTATCCACCGCTATATCTAAATCGGTAATAGTTCCACCGAATAAATTTACATAAGTTCCGCTAGAGTCTTTTACTTGGATTAGTATGTCGTCGTTAATATCTAAAGGAATGGCGCTCTGGTCTGTATTTAAAATAGTTACTGCGCAGTAGCCAGCCGCAGGCTGCGAGTAAATATCCGTGCGTCCAGAAGTTATCGTAAGGTTAGATAAAGTTAGGTTAGTGTAATCCAGCCCACCATTTAGGATTACTTTCCATTCTGGACTCCAGGCGCTCATTTAGCGATCTCTGCTATAACTAAAGGTAGTGCCTGCTCCACCGCGAGCGGCAGATTCTTCTATAACTTCGGTAATAACACGGGCTGCGGCTTCGTTGTCTCCTATGACTCCATTAAAGTTTACTGTAATCTGTGAAGCCGCATAAGCCTGACCTGAGCGGCTAGCCGAGTCAGTAATCCCCATAGGAGCACTAGTATTTCTTCCTTGGTATGCCTCGAACTCTGAGGCTCTACGATCAAAGAAGTTAGAGATTTCGTCTAATTTCTTAATAGCATCTTTACGGTAAATCTTTCCACTGGACACATCTGTAGAAAGGTTTTCTAATTCTTTGTTAATGTCGGTAAAGTCCTTTAGGAAATCCATAAGGTTATTACCGCCCTTAGTAGAAAGGCCAGTACCTCCTACGCCGCCATTGGAGCCACTGCCGCCACTAGGAGGAGTGTAACCACCGCTAATTTTAGGAACGCCCGCGCTAGCGCTAGAAAGAAGATTAGGATTGCTGCTATAACCTCCAGAGATAACGGTATCCCCGTCGCCCTGGCCTGCTAAAGCGTTAGCGGCTGCTAATACTCCTGCAGCGACCGCGACTGCTCCGACTCCTAGAAGAGGATTAAGAGCAAAAGCGGCAGCCACTCCTGCAACTATAGAAGAAGCCTTTAAAGCGTTGTAAGCCTTTATAAGACTTTGAATAAGTACGATAGTTCCACTAACAAAAGCAGAAATCTTAGAGACTACGAATACGGTAGCAATAACCGCACCGAGAGCCACGATTTCATCTTTAAAGCGGATTACTGTTTCTATAACTTTCTTAGCCTGCTCGCCCCATTCGTAAGCGCCTTTAGTGGACTGATCTAAAGCAATTTTAGAGCCAGTCATTCCAGCGATAAAAGCGTTCATATTAGGAACGAAAGTAGTAAGAAGATAAGTAGCCAGGCGCTCGACTAAAGGAAGAAGAGCCGCGCCTATAGATTCCTTTGCTTCGTCCATCGCAATTTTAAGACGCTCGAACTTCTTAGAAGTAGTCTCTGCTTCATTCTCTGCAAAGTTTCCAAAAGTCTGAGTAAGTTGCTTAAAGATTGCGTCTGTATCTTTAGACTTAATTAAGTTGGCATCTAGGCCTAAACCTAGGCGACCTAAAGAAGCAGCGTTACCATCGTAGGCTTTACCTAGTGCGTTAGAGACTGTCGCTAAAGGCGCTCCTGTAGCCGCAGTAATATCTAAAGCGAGGTTTAATAAATCCTGAGCCTCTGTAATATCATTAGTCGAACGAATAAGGCGAGATAACGCAGGTCGTAATTCGTCGTCTGTAACGCCGATCGCTATAGAAGTTTTATCTATGTACTGAGCGACTGCGGCGGTTTGTGCGGCAGTGGCGTTAGTGGAAGCGCGGATAGTCTCTTCTAATTTACGCTGCGCTGCTTCATCTGCTAAAGCGTTTTTAATTGACTGGGTAGCAAAAGCGGCAGCCGCTCCACCTACCAGTGCGAAGGCTGCTACTGCTTTCTTAGCAAAATTAGCGAGATTAGTAGTGTAATCGTCTGTCTTTTTATTAGCGGTATTAAAACCCTTTAGAAGGTTATCGACATCTGCAAGGATGGAGAGTTTAAGCGTGCGACTTCCATTACTAGCCATTCTTATCCCATTCCTTCGTTATCTTGCTAAAAGATTCTTCCCACTGCTTTAAGATTTCTGGCTGCTCTGCTTTAAGGGTTGGATAAATAAAATATCCTTTATTACCTCTACCCTCGGAAGGCGTACGCTTAGGGAACTGCTTATAACGATTAGAGCCGAACTCCATGCCAGCCCAGAGGTCTTGGGTAGTTGCCCCACCGCTAAACTTCTGCCGAGCGAATCCATAAGAAAACTCACCAATTTTAGAAGTCTTAGAAATGCTTACTCCGTCGGCGATTCTTACTGCAGCCTTACCTGAAATCTGGCGTGTGCGTGCTGCTATCTTGATCTTATCTGCTACATAAGTAGCAAGAGCGTTAGAAGCAGTTTTAGCCTGGTTTATCGCCTGTTCATCCATGGCTTTAAAAGAGCGAGTAATGGCACGGATTTCCGCTTTATCGTAGGCTATCGCCTCTGCCACTATCTCGCTCCTTTAGTACTTCATAAGCCGTTAGAATGTCTTCCGCAGTCTGCCATTCAGACATAGGAATCCCAGTCATTACCGCCAACTGCACCAGGATTCGGCTTATGCTTCCTGGCTTATGGCTTTTGGGTCTTCACTGATTACATTAACTTCGGCTACGGTTTCCATCCATATCTCGAAAGATTTAACTGGCTTTCCTGCGGCTTCGCGCTTATGGGCGTTATACGCTAGAAACATTAAATCCCAGATACCGATAGATTCCTGAGCCTTGCTAATGGTTGATCCTGTTGCCTTTTCCCATTTAGCCCACTCTGGCGGCTGAGCGGTATAAGTTGCTTGCTCGCCGTTTGTGTATTCGATGGAGATAGGTAGTTTCATTTTGTGCTCCCGTTTCTTTTAGTTATTAGGAAAATGTACCTGTAGGAACTGCAGCGACCTCTAGAGTTAGAGATACTGTCTGCGCATCTGGAGCGGTTCCAGATACTACAGGAAATACAGGATAGCAGGTTCCTGTAAATACAGCGCCTGTTACTGCAGTTAATGAGAATGATAAAGCAGTGTCTGGAGCAGAGTTAGCCGCAGCCCACATCGCTTCGCATAGAGAGTTTGCCGCTCCCCAGTCTGCGAGTAATTCTACCTGCAGAGTTCCTGTAGAGTCGATCGTCTTTCGGACTTTACCGTCTAGTGTCTGGTATGTCTCGCGTTGTACATCTGTAGTTAATGTAACGCTAGTGGCTTGCGCATCGTAAGAATCTGAGTCGATGGTAAGAGCCAGGTCGCGCCCTGTGATTACTGTAGACATTTAGTCTCCTTCTTAGTTTGTTTGTGTGTATTGAGTAGAGAGGCGAATATCTGCCACTAGCAGGTAACTAGCGCCAACCTGGGTTACTGCGGGTCTTTCGACATCCCCAATTTCCCACCCCGCAGGAATAACTGCGAGAATCTGTAGTATTAGTTTTTCTAAGTTATTTAAAGAGCCAGCATTAGAGAGCCAGGCGACTCCTACCGATAGCGTGTAATTTAATTTAACTTTTAAACTAGATTTATTTATTAAATTTAATTCCATGTATGGAGAGTCCGGGACGATCGCAGCAAAAGGAGCCATAGGCGACTCTGGAACTTCCTGATAAACATTCGCGGCCACGCTAGTTAAAGCGTTGGCTAATGCTCCGCGTACATCTGTATAAATGGAAGATGCAGTCATTATCCGACCATAGAATCTACATCCATGTAAGAGCCTAGAAGACCCGATACACGGTTAAAGAGTGAGCGACCTAAACGGAAAGGAGCAGGAGCAAAATCTACTCCTTCTACTTGATTTCCTGCAGCAATACGATTAGAGAAAACTTCTACTGAAACGGAAAGCACTGCAGACTCTACTGCGGCATTTCCTACATAAGTTTGAGCGCCTGAAAGTGTTGCAAGGCCTGAAGGAATTACATTAAATTCTAAAGTGTCTGCGCCAGCGTTAGTTACTGAAAAAGAGTATTCCTCTTCTACTACTGTAACTGTGCTAGTCGCGTTAAAGCCAGAGGCTACGCCAGAAATTACTACTGACTGGCCTACTGTAAATTCGTGCGGATTAGTCGTCTTATATGTCGCGACACCATCTACGCGAGAAGCCTTTTCTACTGAAGTAGAATACTTAACCAACATTGGAAGAATTACAGTCTCCGCAGTGTCGATTACATCGTCTAAAACTGCATCAGAATATAGGGCAGAATCAACACCGAGCACACCGCGAAGAGTAGAAGCGGTAATAATTGTAGGCATTTCATTCCTTCCCTAATGGGTGAGGGGGACGATCGGGAGCAACCGCCCCCCTCACATTTATTTAGTTACGCTACTGAGAGACCACGGAAAGCAGTTGGGTAACGGTTTACAACCGCTACGAATCCGCTTACGCCGATTTCTAGTTGGCCATTCGCTACGATATTGGCGCGAACCTGAACGGTTCCGCTTTCATGGAAGCGCATTGCGTTAGATGGGTAAACCATCGCGTACTTCACATTTGAATCATCGCCTGTGTAGTTAGCATCTACTACGAGATCGAGACCTGCTACTGTGCCGTTTGTGCTGCCTTGTGTAATAAGACCTGCAGCGTTTTGAGAATTAGCGGCTGCGAATAGTGGACGGTTTGAACCATCTACTGCTCCGAGTAGGTTAGCAAAGTCGATAGAGTCGTTACCACCTGAAGGTGAGACCATCAACTTATTAGGTGTGCTGCGTGTGATTCCGTAAGAATCTGCGATACCTTGCGCGATAGCCTTATAGATAGATGCGCCAGAAGTTGAACCGCAGTTATTTACTGCGATCTTTGCTGCGTAAGCATCTGTCTTTTGTGCGTAGGATGCCGCTAACTCGCGGAGATAGAGGTCCAAAAATGAGGGGTCGCTGCGGAGCACCAACTCTTCGTCGAGAACACCAGCACCGGCGAACTTAACTACATTGTCTTCCTGGAAGGTTACTGCAGTATCTTGAGAAGCGTATTCTGCTCCTTCTGCAGTTAATCCTACGATAGCCTGCGCACCCAATTTAGGTGTGTAGATTTTCATGCCTGTAGCAGGTAGAGCAGCGCGCTCGATTGAGTCAATAAATGGACGGGATGAGTCGATAACGCCGATAATATCGCGTAGGTATGTAGGAGGTACTGTACCGATATTTTCTGCAACTGTAGCAACTGAAAGCGCTGCAACTAGATCGCGAGCGTCATGGTCTCCACGCGCTGCGAGAATTTGAGCCTTTGCGAATGTACCTGCAGTTACATCTAGGTTAATGCGAGGTGTTGAGTATGCAACTGGAGCGTATGTACTCGCAGTTACTTCTGACTTTGAGGCTTCAACCGCTTCGGTTGTTGTTGCCTCTGAAACGGTTTCAGACATTAAGTCTTCTCCTTCTGGGTTAGTTTGTGTTTCTTCCTGCGGTTGCGCAGAAACTTCGGGTGCTTCGTTTTCGCTAGCAGCGACGCGCTCTACGCGAGAAGACGCGATAGCGGGGTCAGTGACTAAAGAGACCTCGATTACATTGGCTGAACTGATAACCATTACGCCATCTTGGTTATCCCAGGCGTTTACTTTTACGCCAACACTAAAGCCGTCGCGTAATCCAGTGCTAGCCTCTTCTAAAGCATCATCCGCAGAAAATGTTTTAGCCAGTGAAAATACTGCCTGGACATCTTCGTCGGTTACTTCATGGCTTTTTAGAAATCCTATAGGTCTAGTGCGATCATGCTCTAGAAGTAGTTTCGTTTTCTTATTAAAAGTTAAAGAGTTAGGCGCGAAGACTGTTTCTCCTGCGCTCGTATATCCTTTTTCATTCCAGGCAACAATTCGCCCAGAAATCTCGCGTGTACCTGCATCGGCCGCGAATACATTAGTAGAGAAGTTAAGTTCCATTATCGGATTAGGTCTTCTTCCTCTTGAATCTGTTCTACGGACATCGCGCCAATAGAATTTAGTATCTGATAGGTTTGCGCTCTTACTAGAGGGTCTCCGCGTAGGAAGTCGTCTAGGTCGAAACGATTTTCTACCCCGTTAGGAGTAAAATCTGGTTGGTTTAGTCTTTGTTCGATAGGAAGCATTACGCTTCTTAAAGAAAAATCTACTAGCGCTTTTCTTTCTGAAATTGCATTACTGTAAGTCATGCTAGTTGTTTCTGCAGATGCGAAATATGCAGGAAGACCTAAAGCGCGGCATAATTCTAAGGCTACATATTGACGCGCAGAATTTAACTGGAGGCGCTCCGGGTCTAAGCCGACCGCCTGTAAATCTATATCTGCATTTAGGAAAGTAGTAGATTTAGATTTTCTATTATTAAAAGCAGTAACGAGTTTAGAAATTCTTTCTGCAGTTAAATTAGTTCCACTGGATTTTAGGATCATCTGCGGAGATGGATTTAATGCAAAATCTTCGGCAGCCGTTTCTAATGCTGCAGCCGCGCGAATTGTGCGACCTGCGCGAGATAAGACTCCTTCATCTAAACCGTAAAAACATATAACGGAACCTACGCCAGATAAAGGAACATTTTTAGAATCTACCTGGTAGCCGACTACTTCGGTTTGGTTAGAATTGTAAAGAGGAACTACGCGAGAAGGGTCTATGCGTGTCCATTCTGCGATTCGTCCATCTGCGTACATGGACATAACCTGCCCATAAGATACGCCTAAGAATAATAAATCTTCTGCGACGAAAGCGTAAGTAAAGGAACCTGGGACGCGCGAATCTGGCTGATTTATAACGCGAGTGGGTTCGATATGCGCCCCAGTGAATTTGTTGTACTGCTCAATAGGTAAAGATGCGATCGTGCTGCAGATGATATTTCTAGCGCGTGCAACTGTTGGAACTTGCATCGCTTCCTGGCGAGATACTCCCGCGCGTACTGTTGCGCGCAGTAGTTCGCTAACATTTAAAGGAGAAAGCGCAGCGGATACATCCACCTCATTAGAGACTTTAGCCTCTGGCGCTCTAAAACTTAATAAGTCTAATAGTCCCATATAGGAGAATTGTACACTATGTCCGTTTTATCCTATAATTAAATCTACCTCGGTTTCTGGGCGTGTTGCGAAATGGCAGACCATCGACATCGCCACCGTGGCGCAGATAGTCGCTCCGCTTGCCTTTCTTCCTAAATACCAGCCGCCATCTTTGAACGGTAATTTAACCGCGCTTAATACCTGCTTATTTAATTCTTCCTGGTTTCCGTGTTGGAGACGATTAGAAGTAATAGCCGAAAGCATTTCATCGCACGCCTGGCCATATAAGGCTACATCTATAGG